GAGCATGATACGGAAAGCACACGAACGACCTTGAGTACCAAAACGAGACTTCTCAAGTTTCACCTTAACTTCGGAGCCAATACGGAATCCTCGCTCATCTTCAATAAATGCTGACTTTGCTTTACGGCCAGTCAACCAAATACGAAGTGAATAAGCATAATGCATTGCCTTACCACCGGGGGTGATATAAGGTGTCGTCATCGCTATTTGTCGGGCCATCGGGCCCTGTGGAATATTTGTCTTCAACTGATTGAGGACAATAAATGTTGCTCGCTTATCCGCAATAGGGATAACAAGCTTTGACATTCCCTTCGCGAGAATGCGGGCTTTGACAGCCATTGATGACTGAGGGTTGAAATCTCCCTCAACATCTGAAATTGATGGTGTAAATGCCAACGAATCCCAAATAAATACTAGTTGTTCGTCGGTTGCACCCAATAGTTCTTCGATAGTCTCAAGCACAAACTCCACAGAGGATGCTTGCACATACATAAGACGGTCTAAATCGCAACCTGCTCGTTCCAAGAACATTGGATCGATAGCAGACTCAGAATCGAAATAAACAACCATCTTGCCCACCTTCTGGGCATTTGCGGCAATCTGTGTTGCCATATAAGATTTACCAGTTGCTTCTAATCCTGCAATCTCGGTAATCTTACCAACTGGGATGCCAGCTACCTGACCCTTGGCAATGATAGAATCAAGCCAGCGAGATCCAGTTGGAATCCACTCCTTCACAGCAGTAGGGTTATCACCCGTCAGATTGTGTGCCACATTCTGCCCTGCTTTTTTATTTACAATCTTCATCAGATCCTGCATATCTACACGACCTGCTTTGGTGGCTTTTTTTCTAGCCATCATACAACCTCCTTGGAATAAAAGCAGCAGACTTTGACCGGTCTGCCAGCGGTTTCCCACACACTAAACTATTTACTTACTGCTCATAAGCTCGTCAAAAGCTTTATCGACATCGCTTGCGGAACTACTTTTTCCATACGCCGTAGTTTCACTGGACAAGGATTCTGCTGATGATGGGTTTACTAGTTGTTCATCGAGAATGGTGTCGATTTCTTCGGGTGTCTTTCTCTCAAAAAGAGAACCGAAATCTGGCATGCGATCGAGGAGGGCAGGGATCGCTTCCGTGTCTTCAAGCAGGGAAGATGTGTTTCGTCGCATCTTCATGCTAGTTTGTGGGTAAGCACCGGGTGTGGTAGGCTTAGTATAGGTTAGTGTAATGTCAGTGCCCTCTTGAGTGTCTGTGATGTCACCGTACTCAGGGTCAAGAATATAACCAAGAAGCAATTCGTATGCCTTCTTTCCATAACCATAGACCTTGATTCCTTCGCTTTCACGACCTCGCAAGACTACCGGTGAAAAATACCGTGCACGAACAAAAAGAGACTTGGCAAGCTTCTTGCCTTCATCGTCATTAGTCTCTGACGATTCCTTCCATACTGCAGATGCAAAATCACAGACAGGGCATCGCTCTCCAAAGTTTCGCTTGGGGCAAAGGATGCCGCCTTTATGTTCACCTACATTATAGTGAAAATACATTTCTTTTAGCGGGTCTCCATCCGCTGTTGGGACAATGCGAATATCTTGATCGCCCTCTTCAGGTTTAAAAAACAACGAGTCACCGTCTCGTTGACCTTCTCCTCGCAGAGAAGCAAGCTTCTTCCGCATTAGATCCATATTGATTGACATTAGTTTTCTCCTATTGTTGTTGTAAAGTATATCAAGCTTTCCTTGATATCTAATGTATCACTCTTGCTCTAGCTTGTCAAGAGTATTTTTGTTTGTTTGTGTCGCATTTGTATGGGCCACGACAAACCCAAAATCTGGTAATTCTGTTTCATAAATTGAGTATGAAATCTTCCGAAAAGTGTTTCTAGGTTTACTTTTCAGAATATCAACAAGTTTTTTATGAAGACCAACTTCCCCCTCAAGTCTTTCAGAATTTATACACATATAATAGCATAATTCCCGCTCCATGTCAAGGTCATAAAGCCACATTTCTGACAATTTTTTCATATCTAACATGCCGACGGAGCGAATGCGACTAATATCGCTTGGCTTAGACATATTACCGACATGCGGCTCAGTGTGTTCAAAATAATTTAAATAATGTACAGAAGAATGTATTGTCTCGTTTAGTGTATCGTAATAAGTCTTAAGGTTTATGGACGAATGTATTCTTTCAATACTCTCATTAGAAAAAATAGTGAACGATCTAAACTTACCGGACCTTGCATACTCTTGCAAAACACCAAACACGGTATTTTCAACCATTTTTGGAATACCGGTTAAAAGTTCAGTGTCTGGTTTGATGTAAAATACATCGATTTCTTTGTCTTTAATCTGCTCTAAAATTCCAAGACTGTAAATAGAGCTTAATGATGCTCCAGTAACAAAGACCTGTACTCTGTCTTTGAGATCAGCAAAAAAAGTGGTTAAATCCGGTATGTTTTGTTCATATTCTTCTGGATTTTCATACACATTTAATTTGTGTTTTCTTTTTGATCGCTTCTTAACTTTGCTGTTAAGGATATATACATCATACTGTGGAATGCTTGAAAATTTATAAGCGATCGCAGAGGCTGCATTGCCAATACCTACAATAGAAATCATATTTTTAACTCTTCCAAATCTTGGTAGTTTTTACCGGCACTTAAGTTTACCATGAATTTATCTAATTTGTTATTGGAAAATATCTCTTTAATTTCTGGCACTAAATCTCTGTCTTCATCCGATAGATCAATGGCGATTTCATCGTGAACAATGTGGGACACAAAACTTTTCTTATCTTGTAAGAATTTATCAATCTCTACTGCCCTGTCAATAACAAGATCTGATGTCGTGCTTTGTACAATATAGCTAAGTGCCCTTCTGCGATCTACGGAGATATTCCTACCAAAAGGAGTTGAAACCTCGCCATCTGAATAAAAAGTTTCAACAATAGCATCTCGATCGTAAATTTTAGATTGGATAACTTCAGAGTCTGGATTGTATAACCAGCCAAAGAACATTACCTTTGCATCGTCTCGATTTAAAGTCATATCATCTTTGCTAATCGAATTAAATACATTTGCAATGTTCCATGCATGAATATCGTCTTCGGGCTGTGGATGACCCAAGAGGGATAGAACTGTGCGGACTTCTGCCCCATTGTAGTCAAGTGACAGAAACCAGTCGTTGTGTGGCTTTACAATCCTTCTGAAGTCCTTTTTCATGGTCAACATTGGAAATGATGCTGGGTATGTGGCAAGACGGCCTGTAACAGTGCCAAAGAGGTTGTAATCAATAAACTTATTACCGTTTAATATTTTTTGTAAACCCAGACGGTTATTGGTAGATGTAAAAAGCGATTTACAATCAGAAGTTTGAATATTTAAATCTTGCTCTCTAATCTTGTGAAGTAATTTATATGATTTATCGAGGAAATCATAATTATCCGGTTTCTCCATTGTCGCAAAAATATATTCAGTTATTTTATTCTTTACTTCACAAAATTGAACCAATGAATCTTCAGGTATCAGATCAAAAATGCAATGTTCTCGCATGTTGATTTTGGCTATTTTGAAAGATTTGTGAAATGCTTCCATTTTTTTGATTGAAGATTTTAGTTCTTTCTCGTATTCAGGAGGGCATGAGTCTAATAAGTTCTTGCCACCATTATACAACCATGCATATTCTATATTTTCATCACGGATAGAGCCAGTGTACCGCCATGTTCTTGTTAGGCCCGACGGAATGCTTTCAAAATGAAGCCGACCATCGCAATACACACCTACACATTCCGTTTTGTCGTCAAGTGATTGAAAATACATTAATATCCTGATGTAGATAATGAACTGGAGGAGCCTTGAGAGGTTTGTTTTTCCTGTTCACTATCCATTGTAACATTGTTAATAAGGTCTGTCAAGGAGCCACTGTATGTATATGTTTGTGCCACGACCTTTTCAAATGAACTAATTGCTTTCGGTAGTCCTTTCATGCTCAACAAAGACATTGAATCGTTTATTATCTTTTTTTGTTGATGACTTTTTAATTTTAGTTTATTTTCTTTAATCCTAATACTCATATATTTCTTCAAAAAGTAATTGAAAGGATATTTTTTTGTAAATTGTTCAATTGTAAAATCTTCTGGGGTTACAATGGTTTGAATAGTTCGGTTATCCTTAGAGTTGTTACATATTTGTCTTTTAATGTAGGGCCGCTTAACAGCTTTATAAGTACTAAACATTAAATTTCTAAGACTGTTGACATCATTAATATAGGCCGGCCTATACCCTCTGGATAGAATATCGAAAGTGCTGGTAAAGTTGCACCTGCTAGTATTTCTTGCATATGTTAGCATTTCAGGAGAACCAATGTTTGCAACAAGTCTGAACGGATTTGATTTATCAACCCAAAAACCAAAACTTCTGCATGCATTAAGATAAAATTTCCAATTTGGACTTTCTTTAAAGTTCTTTATTTTTTCATCATCATTGGCAAAGCTCTGATCTGATATTTCAATCACTAAGCCCGACACATTCATAGGACAATATTTACTTTTTATAAATCCAGAAAATGTTAATGGCATTTCGTCTATCATCTTAGAAACAAAATTATCAAAAAACATATTAAATTGACCAAAATTATCAAAC